GAGAAGCGCGTTTGCACCGATGTGTGGCCAACCGAGGGTCAAAAATGGGCTCCTGAGTTTAGGATTGCTGTCGCGGTCGGCACGCCGGCGCAACGTAAGAAAGCGTTCGAAAGCGATGCCGACATTGTTGTAACCAACTACGACAACATCCCTTCCATCGATTCGACCGGCTTCACGGGCGTTGTCTTCGACGAATTGACGCGGCTGAAAAACCCGTCCGGCAAGCGGTTCAAACATCTTCTCAAGATCCTAGACCAGTTCAAGATCCGCTGGGGTTTGACGGGATCGTTTACGTCGAACGGTTTAGAAGACGTGTTCGGTCAATGCAAGGTCGTCGACCAAGCGCTGCTAGGCCGCAGCAAGGGCGCGTTCCTACAGCAATACTTCTATTGCGTAAACCGCGACTTTGGCCAGTGGGAGCCGCTGCCGCAAGCGCTGCCAAAGGTCATGGAGGCGATTAAGCCGGCGACTTATGTGCTAGAGCCTGGCGAGTATAAGGACAAGCTGCCGCCGCTCCATGTCGTGCAAATGCGCTGCGATCTTGACGACCGCGAGCCGTATGAAAACATGAAGAAAGAATATGTGCATGAAGAGATCACGGCTCCGACAGCGGCTGCTGTCACAAACAAACTTCAGCAGCTTACGTCCGGCTTCGCTTATGATAGCCAAGGCGTTGCTCAGTGGTATGGACGCCAGAAGTTTGAGCATTGTCGCAGCATCATCGACGAAAACCAGCGCGACAACACCATCATCGTCTACAACTACAAAGAAGAACTAGCCGAGTTACAGCGGCAGTTCAACGTGTCGACGATTGATGAACCTGACGCCATAGAGCGCTGGAACGCCGGCAAGATAGAGTTGCTGGCAATCCATCCCAAAAGTGCCGGTCACGGGTTGAACCTGCAATTCGGCGGCAACAAGATCATCTTCCTCTCGCTGCCGTGGTCGCTTGAACTGTTCGAGCAGACAGTCGGCCGTCTGCACCGCAGCGGACAGACGCGCGACGTGTGGTGCTACGTCATCATGTGTAATAAAACTATTGACGAACGCATATACGATGCGTTACACGACAAAAAATCTTTAGCGGAGTTGGCCCTTGCCGAACTGTCTGACTTGGAAGGATCTAAATGATCGGCTGGCCGATCTGACCGAAACAGAGGTCTATGACCTACTGGAAGATGAAAAGCGTCACGCCCGGCGCTCTACCATCTTAGTGCGCCTGCATCAACGCTATACGGTGCTGCGCATGTTACGTGAACGGGCGGCTCTTATGGAGATGATAAATGAATCCTCAAGAACTACTGTATGAAGCTGCGCAGATCATTGACCAGCGCGGTCAGGGCTACGGCGGCATAGAAAACAATTTCCAGCTTGCGGCCGATCTTGCCAGCCTGCGTTTGGGCCGTGAGTTTCACCCTTACGAAATCGCCATCATGCTGGCCTGCGTCAAGAACGCCCGCGCGTTTGCGTCGCCCACGCACATGGATAGCCACGTCGACGCCGTGAACTATGAACTGTTCGCAGCCACGTTTGCCGCCGACTACGCCGAAGCGCGCGGTATGATGGACGTGACCTATAAGTCTAAGAAAGACCTAAAGCCGGCACGTGCGTCGAAGCTGGCCGTAGTCAACGACAAGACGCGCGACAGCGCTGTCGCTGGGGAGAGCGCGTAACTCTTTGGCCGCTCTGGCTTGATCTTCTTTTGAATAGTCGACTAGCGGGGGGCACCTGCTAGTCGACGCACAGCCACTAAAACTTGCCAGCATCAAGATCGTCGGCAGTTTCATCAACAGTCTTTGGCGCTGCGACCTGACCCCTTCAATCATTCGGCTTGCTGCCGCCGGTCACATTCCAGTCCTTAGCCGCGACAAGACCCAGCGCGACGAGCGCGTTCTGTAGATCCGTCCAGTTCACGTCTTTGGTCTGCCAAGCGTGGAACAGCACGGACAGCAGCGTAAGAATGCCGGGGATCGTGGTCATCCAGTTCGTGAGCATTTTATTCTCCTAATTGCACGGATTCGACGTGCGGTCGCGTATGACGCATTCCGTATATTTTAGATCACAGCCGCTCAGCGCGAGCATAAGTCCCGCACAACAGCATAAACGTCGTTTATCCGATTTGACCAGCCACGCCCAAATGTGCCCCATGTCGGCAATCCTTTTAAGAAGCCCAGCCGCATGTCCGTCAGCTTGACGCCAAGATAGGCTTTAGCGGCGGCGATTGTCTTCGGCCCGATCACGCCGTCCTGCGTGACGCCGACCAGCGACTGAAGATATTTAGAAGCGCGGCTGACGCCGCTGTTGACGGCGAAGTCGAACACGGCAAAGTCGAGCCCATCCGGCAGATCGTCGCCGCTAATCTTGTCCCAATATTCTTGTTTGTAAATCGCCGCGACTTCCGAATCGGCAATCTGAAACACGTCTTTCTGCGTCAGCCCGTGCTTAGCGCGCCACGCATTGTAAGTGTTCTGCGTAACTCCAAAAGCAGTCCGGCCGCCAGGATCACGCGGATCGTCGACCTTGCCGCCTTCGTAGCGCAGCGTCGCCTTCAGCGCGGCGTCGTAATTCTCTTTCATCGTTGGCTCACCAAGTCACGGATACGGTCTAGTCTTTCGAACACTTGATTCAGCACCTGATTAAAGTCCTCGCGGGTCACATAGCGCCCGGCGACTAGAACTTCAATCTGGCCGACCTTTTCCGCCAGTTCCTTGTCGGCTTGCTGAAGATCTTTCACGGCCGCCCAGACGGTGTTGAGCGTCCAACCGCCCAGCACGCCGATCACGCCAATGGCCACGTCAAAGAGAACTTGATATTCGACCATTATCATCTCGCCATCGCGTTGCGGTTTTCAGGAGACATTGCGTTTTGAACAGAGACAGCGCCAGAGATAACCTTCTTTGGCGTTACCTGCGTGACCCGTTGACGCCGCGCTTTTAATTTTTCGACGCCCTGCTTAGTCTCACGTTCGTATTTGCGAGCGGCGGCGATGGCGCGATTAAGTTCGGCCGGATCTTGCATCATCATGCCGATCTCAGTCGCCAGCTTCTCGTCGATGCGGCCGAGCGAACGCTTGATAAGTGTGTTTGCAATCGTCCATGTTCGGTTAAGAAACGGGATATTCATGGCCGGCGCAACTCTGGCAGACGCCAGTTCTTCGACCTCCGGCGACGCTTTTGCGCCTAGTTTAGCTTGCTCGTCGGCCAACTTTGTGCGGCGAAATTCGTCGCGCACGCTGTTGACGACTTCCATTTCTTCCGGCGACAGCACGTCTTCCAACTTGGTGAAGAATTGCTGGCCGGTCGCTTTTTTGATCGTTTTCGGCGCTTCCTCAATCGCGCGCGCAAACACGCCGGCGCGCGTCGCGCCTTCCGTCAACGGTTCCGTTGCGGACTTCAAAATTTCCTGCGCCACCTGCATTTTATTGATCGGCACGCTTTGCGCAGCGAAATCAGCGCGGGCGCGGGCGTAATCAAGGTTCATGGACAGTTCGTCGATAAATTGCTGACGCGTCTTGGCGATGGCCGCTTTCTGCGCGCCGCCCAGTCCGTAGTCCTCCGGCTTGCTGACGATTTTGTCGAGCGCCAGTTTGATGTTATGCAGCGCGCCCATGGGCGTCGCTGCTTCGCCTGTTTCCGCCGCAATGTTGGCTGCTTCTTTGACCGCTACTTGCATAGACGGGCGGTTGAGCAATTCGGGTGAAATCGGCGGCTGTTCCGACCGGAATGCTTTTTCATACCCGGTCTTGGCGGCTGCGCCGCGCGCTTCTTCGGCCGCTGCCAGTTCCTGTGGCGTGCGAGCAATACGACTAAGCGCTTCCATGCGCGCCTGACCCTGCGCTTGTTGCGCAGCCAGCGTTTCGTCCGGCGTCAACGCCATAGCCTGACGCGCGACAGCCTGCGCTCGCGGCGCGTTAATATCGGCCAGCGCTTGTGGCACCGTCATGCCGGGAGGGGCTTCCTGAAGCGCCGCCTGAATTTCCGGCTTGCCAAACACGTCCATTAACATGCGATTTTGCGGGGCTAGACCCGACCGCACTTTAGGGTAGATGGCTTCGGCGGCCATATTAGCCGCCGCGCGCCCAGGCATACGCGCCAGTTGCGCCGCCTGTAAGCCCATAGCTGTCGAGATAGGCGCGCGCTCGAACGTGCCAAGCGGATCGGCGAGGAAACCGCCGACGCCCTGAAGCGCGGCGCTGCCGATGTCGGCCGTCGTTTGCAGCGGCTGATTATACATCGCGCTGCCAAGCGCGCCCATCGCTTCAGGCGTGAAGCCTTGCGAAATACCCATAACGTCCTGCGGCACGTTGCCGAGAACGCGGTTTGCATAGGCCGTAGGTGCGTATTTAGCCGCAGCGGCTTCGGCGGGTTCACCCAGATATTTGACCGCGGCCTCAGTCGCCTGCTCGATAAGACCAAGCCCGGCTTTTTCAGTCTCAGGCGACGCAAAACGGAACTTGCCGCTGTCGCCGCCTTCCCATTGAACCTGAGAAACGTCGATAGGATCCCATTGAATCTCGTCGCGCTTAATCGGCATAGTCTACAGTTCCGTCGCTATATTCGACCACGGGACGACCTTTATACATACCGCGCCGTTTGATCGACCGCTCAGCCGGCTTTTCAGTTTCGCCAGCCTGGCCGCGCGGTGCGGCGCTTAGCTTAGGCGCTTGCAGATTAGCATAGCTCGCGAGACGGCGCTTGACCTGATTCCATGCCGCGAGGCGTTCTTCCGCGGGGATCATCGGATTGGCGATGTCGCCCATCGACTTGGAAATGAATTGAACGTCCTTGTCGGAGATCTGGCCGCCCAACTTGCCGCCCAGCTTCTCCAAGCTGTATTCGTTGGCAATCGTTTCCAGTTCCGAGATAGCCTTGCGGCCTGACGTTGTCTTACCAAAAGCGCGCGGAATTTCCGACAGCGCGGTCGGAATCGCGCCGCCGGTTGAGCCTGTAATCAATTTGCTTACACGGTCTTCGCCGGTCGGGCTAATGTCGAGATCAGCGATGATGTTGAGCGCTGCATCCTGCGCCTGACGCTTAGCGGTGCCAAGTGGCTCCATTTTGGTCGGCATGTTGTCACCGCCGCCGGCCCATTTGATAAGATCGCCAGCCGTCTTAACCTTGGCGAACACCTCCGGGTTCGACTTGAGCGCTTTGGGCGACAGCAACTCCGCGACCGGCGTGTCCGGCGACGCGGCCAGCACGTCCAGCGCGCCGTCCGCGCCAAGAAAATGCGCCAGATAGGTGTTACCCTTCGTCGGCGCAAAGCCGGCGTCCTTCAGCCGCTGCTGGTTGCCGGCCGTGAACGCCTCAAGCATTGGCGCTTCGACCGGAACGCCGTCGACCATTGTGCCGCGCTGGGCGAGGATCTGCTGCGGGCTCATGTTGCGCGCGCGGTCAGGGAATGTCTTGCGGTAGGTGTCAACAAACGTGCTGTCGATAAACTGGCCCATGCCCTGCGCCGAGGAACGCGGGTTTCTTCCCGTGCCTTCACGCTGCTGAATGTAGCCGAGCGTGCCGCCGCTCTCGAACTCTTCCGGCGACAAAACTTGGCGGCCATACTTAGACTTGTAGCCAACGATTGCGTCGCCCGCGCCTTTGATCGGCTCGAACTCTTCCGTCGACATTTCCGAACCGGGCACAACGTCGGCCGCGCCCATAGGCCCAACGCGTGTGATGCGTGTTTTGCCGCCAATCGTTTGCTGAATAAGCTGCGGCTTCATGTCCGCCGCCTGCAACGGGATCAGCTTGACCTGCTCAGGGTCATACTCAGGATTAAGAACGCTGGCCGCCGGCGGGAACGCCGTCGTCACTTCCTTATACCAAGCCTTATAGTTCTGCGGCGTCAGGCGCGGCGACATGCCAACCAGCATGTCATACTTCTTGGACGCCAGTTCAAACTCTTTAGACTGCTGTTCGGCCTGCAATTTAGCCGCTTCGCGCAGATCCTTGTTAGCCGTGTAGCCCGCAGTCAACTCTGCCAGCTTCATCTGCTGCTCAAGACGCTGCTGCTGAAGCGCGTTTTGCGATATGGCTTGGCCCTGAGCATAAGCACCCAGCAAGTTTACATTAGGAAGCTGAAACTCAGGAAGCGGCGAGTATTGAACGGCCATAAGTAACCCCAATTATTTGCGTGCGCCGAGATACATTGCACCTAGCTGCGTGCCCTGCCCCAGCGCCGACGCCAGCATGTTCATAGGAGCCATAGCCTGCTGCGCTTGGATCGTGCCGATGTTGGCGTAGCCCTGACCCAATGCCTGACCAAGGCCGCCTTGGATATTGGCAAGGTTCTGGCCGAGCGTCATAGCGTTAGCGCCAAGCTGCTGGCCCGTCGACAACGCCGCGTTGGCGAGGTTGGTGCCTGTGCCAGTGTAGATGTTGGCCAGAGACCCGCCCACACCTTGCTGAAGGTTAGCCAAGTTCGCGCCCGTGCCGCCATACAGGTTGGCGAGGTTAGAGCCCGTCGTGCCGTAGAGGTTGGCGAGGTTCGTGCCTTGCGTGCCGTAGATGTTGGCGAGGTTGGTGCCCGTCGTGCCGTAAATGTCCGACAGCGCCGCGCCTGTCTGACCTGCCACGTCGGCCAGCGCGCCGCCAGTCGAGCCGTAGATGTTGGCAAGATTGCCCGCGCCCGTGCCGTAAAGATTGGCGAGGTTCTGCGCGGTCTGCCCGCGCAGCCCCGCCTGTCCAGCGGCGGTCTGCCCGTAAAGCTGCGCCAAGTTAGCGCCAGTTTGACCCTGAAGCGCGGCGCGGCCTTGCGCAGTCTGGCCAAACAAATTGGCAAGCTGACCCGCGCCAGTTCCGTAAAGATCCGCAAGATTAGCGCCGGCGGCCGTTTCAACGCCGGCTTGGCCCTGCGCCGTCTGGCCATACAGGTTAGCAAGATTGGTCGCGCCCGTGCCGTAGATGTTGGCCAGATTTGTCCCCGCAGCCGTTTCTGCGCCTGCGCGGCCCTGTGCAGTCTGGCCGTAAAGCTGCGCCAAGTTAGCGCCCGCTGTAGTCTCCACACCCGCGCGGCCTTGCGCAGCTTGGCCATACAGATTCGCGAGATTAGACGCGCCAGTTCCATAGAGATCCGCAAGATTAGCGCCGGTGCCGGTATAGACCTGCCCGATGTTCGCGCCCGTCTGACCAGCGAGCCCAGACGCAATGCTAGACGCCGACAACCCGCCGCCGGCCAAGTTTTGAAGCCCCTGCGTAACCGCTTGACGATTCTGCATAAAGCGATTGTAGGCATTCTGATATTCTTGGCTGGCCGCCTCTTGGCCGTAACGCTGACTGGCCTTAAGCGCTGCGCCAGATCCACGCATACCGCCCGCCCCGAGCGTTGACTGCAACGCTTTCATGCCCTCGGCCGTGCGGAACGCATAGCCAGGATCCATCTGAAGCTGCGCCAACGTCGGGTCGCGTGTGTATTCGCCGCCTGCGCCGTAAAGCGCCGCAAGACGATTAGTCGCTTCCGCTCCAGCCCCCATGTAAGGCTGCTGAAACCCAACACCGCGCGTATAGTAGTCGCCTAGCCCTGCAAGCGCGCCAGCCTGTCCGGCCTGAAGCGCGCCGGCCCCTTGCGTCATGCCGGTCTGAATAGCGCCTGTGCCTTGCGCCAGACCACGTTCGTAGTCCGCAAGCGCCGCCGCGCGCGCCTGACCGATAGCGCCAGTCCCTTGTGTTAAGCCCCGCTCATAGTCGGCTATCGCAGCCGCGCGCGCGGCGTCAATAGACCCCGCGCCGCGCGCCATGCCGGTCTGGATTGCGCCAGTCCCTTGTTCGAGACCACGAGCATAGTTAGCCAACGCCGCCGCGCGAGAGGCGTCAATAGACCCCGCGCCGCGCGCCATGCCGGATTCTATTGCGCCCGCGCCCTGCACCGCCCCGCGCTCATAATCGGAGAGACCGGCGCCTAGAGATCTTTCGAGAGCATTAGCGCTTTGCGATAGCCCACGCTCAAAGTCAGAAAGGCCGCCCGCCAGAGACTGCTCCAGCGTCCCGGCCCCGCGCAGCATTCCTTCGCGGATAGATGCTAGGCTTTGCGCGCGCGCGTCCTGTAATTGCGCGGCGCGCTGGGCTTCTGCCTGTCGCAGCACGGCTTCACGGCGAACGTCAGACTCGCGCAACGCCTGTTCGCTTCGCGCAGCGCCGGATTCAGTCGCCTCTTGCGCTAATTGGCGTCCACCAAGCAACGCCGCTTCGCTAAGAGCGCGGCCTTCTAACAACGCCGAACGGCCGCCAAGAAGCGCTTGCTGACGTTGGGCCTCAACTGCCTGCGCTTGCCCTTGCTGAAGCGCGACCTGCGCCTGCTGCTGGGCCTTTACCGCGTCTTCGCGCGCCCTAGCTTCAGCCGCGCGCTGGGCGTCGGCCTGCTGCTGAGCCGCAATGGCCTGAATCATCATAGCCTGTTGCGTGGCCTGCTGCTGCGCATTTGAGCTGGAACTGAAGCCCATTTTAGATCTCTCTGGTTAGCGTTCCATCGGGTTGCCGATGGAAGCCGAGTCTTTCCAATATACCATACATGAACTCATGGCCTTTTTCGACACTTGTAAGCCGAGTGCCGGCCAGAAGTTTTTTCAGCAACCCCCGTGACAGCCATTTGCGCCGCCACTCTGGAAGAATCGACACATGCGTTTCGCCGTCCTTCCTAAATACCGCCCCGATGGGCTCGCCGTCTCTGACGACTAATTCGACCTGCCAACTTGCCGCAATGCCCAGATATTCAGCGTAATCAATAGGGTCGGGCCAATCGGTCGCTTTGTAACCGATCTCTAACGCCCTATCCCTATCGTCTACAATATCTGTCGTCATTCATACAGCACATTGATAGAGCCGGCGTCAAAGTTAGACGTGCCGGTCACAGTGGTGATCGAAAGCTGGGTCATCAGGCCGGTCAGCGTTACTCTGCCGCCTCCGCACATAACCGCTGTTGTTCCCGCCTTAGCTGTATGATCCGCGATATAGTAATAATTGGTCGGATCAAGGACGCTTATGACCAGCGTGCCGGATACCGTATCAGCCGCCGCCGTGCTGTTGATGATAAAGCCCGCCGTAGACGTGTCGACCGTCGTGCTGCCTGAAGCAATGCGCGCGCTGGTGCCAATATAGCCCGTCGACACGATACCGCCAGACGGGCCAATCTTGACCAGTAACGGCGACGTGCTGTCCGTCGAAACGCCCGCAAACATAACCGTGACGCGGCGCGCCCAGGTCGGAATCCCGGTAAATGAGATTGACGTGCCGGTCGTCGACGCTACGGTCGTTTTGCCAGCAATGCGCAGATAATCGCCCGCAATGCTCGAATTTATCGGAACGCCGGCCACAGTGACGCCGGCCGCAGCCGTGTATTCGGCAATCGTGTCCGTGCTGATCGTGCCGACGACGGCCAGCTTAGTCGCCGGGATCGTCGTGCCGATGCCGACCGAACCGTCGTTCGTGACGACGAACGGCGTCAAATCCGGGTCGACGCTGTCTTGGACGATGATGGCGTAGCCGGTGCCGGTCTGCGTGATCTTGAGCGCCGGCGACAGCGAGTTGGTCGAGATCGTGACGTTACCAGACAGAACCGGCGACACCGAGGTCAGCGGCGCGGTGACGTAGTCGACCGTCCAAATGTCCACGTCATTGGCGTCGGTCAGGCGAAACTTATACGCCGAGTCGCCGAGCCAGATATTAGCTTCGCCGCGAGAGTCAAGGATGACCGGGTTCTCGTTCGGCGTTGAGCCGGTCGAGTCCGTGTAGGTAGCCTGCGGCGTGGTCGTGCCAGCGGCGTAGGTATAGACCTTGCCGCCTACCAGCGGCGTGCCGTCAGCCTTCAAGAATTGGGCTTTTGGGGTAGGAGTTACGACTGCCATTATCCACCTACACAACTGGTTACGGTCAGGATGACCGAAGGAATTGCCGGAACCGGGCTAGACGCCGCCACATACGGAATCGACACGTTTGTGCTACTGGCCGAATAGATCAGTTCAAAATAATCGCCAGCCTGAAGGTTTAGCACGAAATTCCACGCCGCGACAGCCGCAGCATTCAAGCCATTGGCAAGCGTCACGTTAGTGGCGGAATCGGCTACATCAACGCCATTTATGCGCGGCCAGATATAAATCTGTTTCGTGCCGCCGCCGGTTTCTTTTAGCTGCGCCGAAAACTGGAAATTATACGTCGCCGTATTATCTACGAATATCTGCGACGTGACAGGGCCAACATAAACCCCGTAAACCAACTCAGACCCGTCAGCGCGTTCATAGGTATTGTTGAACGTAATCGCGTATGCCGTATTGATTACCGCCGGCGTAAACGTCGTTGTGCTGTAGAACGAGCCATAACGGCGGCCAGCTTCAACGGCAATGTAAGTGTTATAGAACCAGCGATACCATTCGCGGGTGACAAAGTTCGTCACCTTATCCCAGATTGGAACGCGTGCGGCGGGCACGAGCGTGTTGTTGGGAAGATTAGGCATTGGTCGGATCCAGTATAAGTTCTGCGCCCATAATGGCGATCTTAACTGGATCTGTGCCAGAGATCTCGTAAACGCGGTCGCGGATCTTTAACGTCATGCCAAGACGCCGCCAGATCGTGCGGTAGCCAAACTGACCGATTCGGCCCATCGATTTCCAATGTTCGTTCGACCATGTGTTGCCGCCGTCGTCCGACCAGCGCAGCATGACCTGCGGCACAATGCCAGGAGCCGGCAGACCAAGCGTCGCGATCAAAAAGTCAGTGCCGTTTTCGGTGACAATGTAGTCGTTATTTTCGGTTTTGAGGTAGGTCGTGCCTAGCAGACCGTAGGTGTTACTGTTAAGGCCAACGCCAGTCTGACAGTCGAGTTGCAGACTATGCTGCGCGGTGCGCTTCAGGTTGTTTTCGCCGGTCGGCAGCGCGCGCCATGACCGCAGCCATTTTTGAATTGTGCCGGCCTCAGTGTAGACGGTCGGATCGTAGGCAAAGATGAAGCCGCTAACATAATCGCCAATGACGATTTCGTTGTTAAAGTTCATCTGGCAGTTGCCACGGTGACGCGTGAACTGGTTATTTTCCCAGCCGGCGCGCTCATGCCAAAGCTGCGTCGCCACGTCGTAAACCCACGTCGTGTTGGCCGTGGGGAAATTCAGCACATAGAAGCTATGGCCATCTTGCTGATATGTGTAGGCGATAGCGTCCGAGAGATCGGTATATTGCTGGATCTGCCACTCGACAGCGTGCGTCGACACGCGCTCGCCGGAGTAGCCTTTCGACCGATAGACGACGCCGTTACCGCGAGCGTCGCGGCCTAACCAGAACAGGCCGTTGTCCAGTTTGGCGACCGAATAGGCGGCGATGCAGCCAATTTCGTTGAACGCGCCTTGGATACGCGCCAACGGAAAGTCCGGCGTGCCGGCGTTATACCAAACCTCGACGGTGTTGACGCCAAATAACCAGACTTCGCGGTGATCGACGATCAGAGTGACAAGATCGTCCGGCGAGCCTTCAGCGCTGGCGAACGAAAGTGAATCAATCGCCAGACCGTTGTATGATTCAGTCACCCAAAAGCGTTGGCTGTTGGGCTCGTTAAAGACAAAATAGCCGTCGATAAAGCCGACGCCGACCGCGCCGTAAAAGTCGGGATCGGTGATTTGCTCTAGGAACGGCGTGAACGCCAAGACGACGCCGGTGGCTGTGGCAATAGCAACCTGCGACAGTTCAAACGTTGTGTCGTCTGTGATGCTGGCGACGGTCGTGCCGGCGGGAATGCCCGCGCCCGACACAGGCTGACCGACCCAGATAGCGCCGGTGAACGCCGTCGTGACCGTCGCGTCGCCGTTGGTCGTGTCGCAGGTCAGCGTGATGTTGGTGTTATTGTAAATGTAACCGTTAGCGCCGGCCGCGATGAACATCTGCGTGCCGTTGTCGGTCATATTGACCGGCTCAGTCGTCGAGTTGTCCGTGCCGAGGATCTGGCCCAGATCGTGAAACGACCAGTCCGTGTCTATACGGTAGAGACGCGAGCCGGAGACGGCGTAACCGTAATCGCCATACTGCCACAGCCCGCGCACCGGGCCGCTAGGCAGTTGGGCGAGCGTCCGCAGACCTGGCGCACGCTGAAGCCATGCGGCCTCTTTGCCGCCCTCCGGCACGACTTCAGGGTATAAGTTAACCATGCGGCTATCTGCCGCATTGGGGCTACGCAAGACATAAGACGAGCCAAGAATCGGCGTCTTCATTAGTAGTTTCCGGCGTAGATATTATAGCGCTGGCGCGTGCCGACGATGCTGTAAGGCAGCGCCATGATGTCATCCGGGTTATTGATGCGCTTCAGGTTGCGCTTGCTATACATGGCGATGCGCTGCACCTGCGCGGAAGGCTCGACGCCAAACTCCGGGGCCATCTCGCACGCCAGATTATAGCGGAACGCGCGCAGGTAGCCCGGCGGGAACGTAAGCTGCGTCGCCAACTGCGCCGGGCGCGTCAGTTCCTCGACCGAGATGAAATGCCATTCCAGCAACCGCAACGGCACCGGGTAGATATACATCTCAATGTTTGGGTAGGTATTGTTGACGAACATGACTTGCGGGTAAGTCGATGTAACCGTCTTAACCGCAATGCCGTCATACTGCTGCTGATTAATCAGCTTGATGCCGTAAGACACATTGGTCTGCGGGTCGCGGAAGTAAGTCGCGTCGTCTAGCAGGATGGGTCGATTGCCAACAAAGTCGCCGGTCGGGCCAAGCGACTGATTAAGCTGACTTGGCGGCCACAGGAAAACCTGATCCTGAGTTGAAAAGACCGCTAGACGCTCCGTGTTCCACGAGTCGATCATTTGATTCAGCGCGGTCAACGCGTCTTGAGA